GTCGCGCGTCAAAACGGAAAATCATTTTTGATGAATATCCGAATCCTTGCTGGGCTCTTTCTCTGGGACGAGCCTATTCAAATTGGGTCAGCTCACAGACTTTCCACGTCGTTTGAACAGTTTAGGCATTTAGAAAATCTAATCGAGGGTAGCGATTATCTCAGCAAGCAAGTCAAACGGATTCGTCGTCGTCATGGCGAGGAAGAAATCGAAACCAAAAAGGGCGCTAGATTTATGATCCGCGCTGCTGGATCAGCTGCTCGCGGTATTTCAGCTCCAGAAACTATCCATCTCGACGAGCTTCGCATGATGAAAGACTTAGAAACGTACGCGTCGCTTCGTTATACCCTTATGGCGTCGAAAAATCCCATGGTCGCCGCCTATACGAACGCTGGCGAGGCTGATTCCTTAATCCTCAACCAAATTCGCGAAAGAGCTATGGCTTCAATCGCTGGAGCTGACGATCCCGAGATAGGTTATTTCGAGTGGAGCGCTCCGACAGACGTTATCTCGTTGGAAAATGCGACGTACAGCAATCCAGCACTCGGTCACACTATTAACATTGGAAACATTAAGTCCGTTCTCAATGATGATCCAACTGTCGTAATGACGGAAGTAATGTGCCGCTGGGTGCAGACAATTACCGGAGTCGTTGACGCTGAGAAGTGGAAAGACTGTGCCGATCTGGAAATTGACATAGATACAGAGAAACTTTCGTGGCTCGCCATCGACGTAACACCGGACAGAAAACAAGCGGCACTCGTAATTGCTCAAAAGCTAGGCGATGAGGATTTCATCGTGAAGCTTCTCCATACATGGTCTAACGATTTACACCTAGACGATCGAGCGATCGCCAATGACATCGCGCCTTATTGCCGCAAGTATCCACTCCAGTACGTTCTTTATTCTCAGAAAGCCGCTGGCTCAATCGCCACTCGATTACGTCCAGCTGGGATCCCAATTTTCGACATGGATTCGTCATACCCTCAAAGCTGTGACGAGCTGCTCGGAGCTATAAATAGCGGTCGTCTAAAACATAGAAACCAAGCCCAGCTAACGGCTCAAATACTTTCAGCGGTTAAATTTCAACGTGGCGACGCTGGTTGGGTAATTGGACGTCGAGGGCAAGCTCCAGTTTGCGCGGCGGTAGCGACGGCGTTGGTTACGCACTTCGCGACACGCCCAGAGATGGACTTCGATATTATGACGGCTTAGTGTTATAAGCCTGACACAATTCGCGCATGGGTATTCGTGATTTATTTGCGTCAAAGGTGGAAGCTGTAACGCCGCTCCAAAATAGCGACATCGAAGCTTCCGTTTCACCTGTATTCGCGCTGGACTCGATCTATACCTTTAACGGCGGCGCTACTCAGGCAACGCGCGAGGAAGCTATGAGTGTTCCTACGATCGCTCGTGCTCGCGGGATTATCTGTTCGTCCATCGCTTCGATCGGGTTACAAGTCCGGGACAACTCAACAGGTTTAGAAGTGCCAATGCCTAGAGTTATTCGTGACCCTGATCCACGCGTTCCGGGTAGCGCTACTTATGTTTGGCTCGCTGAGGATTTACTATTTTACGGATTTGGGTATTTACAAATTACCGAACTGTTCGCCGACACCATGCGAGTTCGTTCCGCTCAAAGAATTGTCCCAACTCGCGTCGGCGTATTTCTAAATCAAAACGGAACCGAAGTTATGTATTACACGATCGACGGAAAACAAATTCCAGATTCGGGCGTAGGATCGTTAGTCGTATTTTATGGCAACGATGAAGGATTATTAAATCGCGCTGGTCGGACAATTCGAACAGGCGCGGAACTTGAGCGAGCAGCTGCAAACTATGCTCGCGAACCTGTCCCGTCGATGGTATTAAAATCAAACGGAACAGCGCTACCAGCTGATCGAATTGCAAAATTACTTGAGTCGTGGGGCGTCGCTCGACGTAATCGTTCAACCGCGTTTTTAAATGCGGACGTCGAATTACAAACAGTCGGCTTCGATCCTGAAAAGTTACAGCTAGCGGCGGCTCGTTCGTACATCGCAACAGAATTAGCTCGCGCTATTGGTATTCCGGCGTTCTACGTTGACGCGGAAACTGGATCGAGCATGACTTACTCAAACGCTAACGTAACGCGTAAAACTCTTTTAGATTTTTCACTAATTCCGCTAATGACAAGTATTAGCACCAGACTTAGCATGCCGGACTTCGTTCCATCATCACAGACAGTCAATTTCCGTTTAGAGGATTACTTGCGTGGAAGTGAAGCGGAACGTGTAGGAATTTACAAAACATTATTTGAAATCGGCGCAATCAGCGTCGAGGAAATCCGACAAGCTGAGGAAATGATTAAATGAAACTAAACATGCCGCTGCTAATTACATCAGCCGATAGCGAGTCCCGCACAATTACCGGACGCGTCGTAACATGGAACGAAACTGGATCAACGTCCGCAGGACTTACGACGTTTAAGCCAGAATCTATTGCCACTAAGAACGTTAAATTATTACTTGAACACGATCGCACTCGACCAATCGGAAAGGTTTTATCTATGACCGCAACCGAACAGGGAATCGACGCGACATTTAAGATCGCGGAAACAACAGCCGGCAACGACGCATTAGTAGAAGCTGCGACGGGTTTGCGCGATGGTTTTAGTGTAGGCGTGAAAGTTAACGCGCACAATTTCGTCGATGGAGTTCTGGTCGTCGCTAAAGGTTCGCTTGATGAAGTGTCTTTAGTGTCCGACCCCGCAATCGACAGCGCTCGCGTCAGTTCCGTAGCTGCGAGCGAAACAGAAACCGACGAGGAAGTCGAATCAACCGATGAGAATTCTGATTCCGAACTAGATGAGGAAACAGAGGAAACAAATCCAACAACAGAAGGAGAACAAGTGTCAGACACTACCGTTCCAGAAAGCGCCGCTGCCGAAACGGTAGAAGCGTCTAAGCACGTCCCTATGGCGTACACCGCGCCACGTTCACCTATTGTCGATAAGGTTTCTTATTTACAGTATTCACTCAAGGCGTCAGTTTTACACGATGAGGACGCTCGCCAATATGTCAAGGCTGCCGATAACACAACATCAACAGCTCCGGGCATGGTTCCAACACCTCAGAGCCGCACAGTTATTAACGCACTAGCTAATGCTGATCGTGGCATGATCGACGCACTATCTCGCGAAGCTCTTAGCGCAACAGGTATGACTTTCGAACTTCCAAAGGTCACAGCTGTTCCAACTGTCGCAAACATCGCAGAAAATGGCGCTGTTACAGAATCAAACTTAAGCGCAACATACATCTCAGTACCAGTTCAGAGCTTTAAGGGTCGCGCAATTTCTACAATCGAATTGATCGACCGGTCGGATCCCAGCTACCTCACCGCGCTCCTTCAAAATCTTGAGTTCGCATACGCTAAGGTCACAGACGAGTTTGCTGTCGGAACTATTGCTGGCGCTGGTCAACAGACAGGCGTTAACGCTAACTCAGCTACTGGATTCCTTGCTTATACATCTCAAGCTGCGGGTGCTGTTTATTCATCATCACTCGGATTTGCTCGTAACTTAGTAGTTAGCCCGGGACAATGGACTAACATCATGGGTTATAACGACAATGGCACACCGCTATACAATGCGGCGCAACCAAGCAATCAGGCAGGAAACGTTCGTGGCGATTCACTTCGTGGCGTAGTTTCACCGGGCTTAAATCTATTCGTTTCACGTTCAATCGGAAACGCTGGACCAACTACATCAGCTGGCGATTTCTCAATGGTCGTAGTTAACCCAGACGCGTGGACATGGTACGAGAGCCCACGTTTCGAGCTGCGCACTAATATCCAATCAGACGGAACCGTCGATATTCTGTATTACGGTTACGCCGCAATCGCTCCAAAGATTCCTTTCGGCGCTTGCTGGAATCAGACCTGAGATAACTAAGAAATAATCATCGGTCGTTTCGCTCCCGAGGCGACCGAGCAGAATCTAGAGAGGATCGCTAATGCCAATTATTACGGCTACGGAACTTCGTGACGTGCTAGGCGTTAGCGATTCTCTTTATTCGGACGCATATCTCGATCTTATGATCGCCAGCGCTGAGGGTGCGATCCTGCCGCTGTTAACTGGCTATCAGTCAGCGATTACAGGGATCGAAGTAAAAGACGGCATGGCGTTTTACACGACTCAACGGATTAACTATTTCGTACCGGGTCAAGCTGTCGTCATTTCAGGCTGCGGAAAT